CGCCAATTCCGACGACGACAAGAATCTCGCCGTACTGTTCGAAGCGAATCGCGTCGGCAAGGGCAAGCAAGGCGCACGCGATACCGTGGGTATCACGGTCGTCTATCCCGACGGCAAGACCGCCTCTTTCACGCAAGGCACGATCACCGACGGCATGGCCGCCAATAGCGCGGCAAGCTCGGGTCGCCTGAAATCGAAAGCCTACGTCTTCGCCTTCGAAAACGTCAATCGCACTTAACCAAGGGCGCACAAAATGATCGAACCGAAAGAGATCACTATCGAGACGCAACGCGGCGAAAGTCGCGTTTATGTCTTGTCAAAATTCCCAGCCGTGCAAGGTCGCGAAATCATCGCCAAGTACCCGCTTTCGGCTATGCCCAAGCTCGGCGATTACGCGGTGAATGAGGAAACCATGCTCAAGCTAATGGCCTTTGTCGCCGTGCCGCGTACCGAGGGCGGCCCGTTGCCGCTCTCGACTCGCGCCCTCATTGATAACCACGTGCCGGATTGGGAGACGCTCGCGCGTATCGAAATGGCGATGATGGAGTACAACGTAAGTTTTTTCGGCAACGGGAAAGGCTCGACTTTCTTAGAGGCTATCACTCAGAAAGCCCAAGCGTTCCTTTCCAAAACGTTGATGGATTTATCGGCGCAATCATCGCCGAAGGGAAAGCGACCCTAAACGAGTTGAAGACGATTTACAGCGTCGAGGACGCCTTTAATCTTTGGGAGGTAATCATGGTCACACGCTGGAATGAACACCTCGCCATTGAACACGCGAAGAAAAGCAAATGAGCATCCTCGATACCTTTTACATCCTCTTTGATTCGGACGCTTCCAAACTCGACAAGGGTCTCGGCGAGACTGAAAAGAAAGCCGACGGCCTTATCGACAAATTGAAGCAAGTCGATATAGGCGGGGCCAAAGCGGGCGAGGGCCTGTACCAACTCGTCGGCAAAGCTGCGGGCCTCTTGGGCGTAGGTATGTCTATCGGCGCGCTCGTGGCGGGCGTCAAGGATACCGCCAAGGCATACGACGAACTCGGCAAGCTGGCCGCCCGTTTCCGTTCGACGGCCGATGCCGTGGATGAATTCCGCGACGCCGCCGGGTTGCTGGGTATCAGCGAAGAAACAAGCGTCGGCGCGCTCAAGGCCCTAGATACCGCGATTCAAGATACCTTCCTCGGCATGGGCCGCGCGAAAAAGGTATTCGAGGAAATGGGCATTTCCGTTACCGACGCGCACGGCAAGATCAAACCGACGACCGAGGTAATGACCGAACTCGCCGAGAAAATGAAGGGCATGGAAAAGGGTACGCAAATTCGCGTAATGGAGCGCCTCGGCCTCGACCCGTCTATGCTCAAGCTCTTTAACGCCGACCTCGTGGCACTTCAAAAGCGCATGGCCGACGTTGATAAGGCGAGCGGCTTCAATCTCGAACAGGCCGTGAAGCGGTCGGCCGAATACACGAAGGCAAGCAAGGGCCTTTCGCTCGAAGTCAATGTGCTGAAAATGTACCTTGAGAAGTTGATGGAAGGTTTCAAGATCGCGACCATGCCGGTATTTACGGCCGCGATGGAAACCGCAACGAAATACGTTCGAATGTTCGTCGATTACCTCATGAAGCATTCGAAGTTCGTCGAGGGCTTCGTGATCGCTATCGGCGGCGCGATTGCTTATTTCCTCGTGCCTGCCGCGATCAATGGCGCGATTGCCGTTTGGGCCATGATTGCCCCTTTCGCTTTGATCGCCCTCGCAGCCGTGGCCGTGGCTACCGCCTTCGCGCTGCTCTATGACGACATAATGAATTTTATCGAGGGCGGCGATTCCATGATCGGCGAGGTTTTGAACCGCTGGCCTATCATCGGCGACATTGCCCGGGGCATTGCCGACGCCTTTAAGGCATTGTGGGCCGTGGGCGTGCAGGTCTTCGATTTCTTCGTCGATATGTGGAACGACCCCGCCGCCGCTTTTAGCGCCTTCCTTGACCTGATCTTGAGCGGCCTCAAGGCGCTATTAAACGCGATCCCCGGGGTTTCCTCGGCCTTGAAGTTCCTCGGCATTGGCGGCGAGACGGGCGACGCCTTGGCGGCCGGTAAAAACGCGCTGGGGCAGGCGGGCGCGTCGGCTCTCGGGTCGCAAACCTCGAACAGTATCAGCAACACGACCAAGGGCGGCAAGAATACGTCGGTACAGGTCGGCAAAGTCGAGGTGCATACCCAAGCGACCGACGCCCAAGGTATCAGCAAGGCAATCGGGGGCACCATGCAAACGCAAATGCGGCAGGCCGTGAATAACTTCGACGACGGGGTATTGGCGTGAGCATGACCCCCACAAATGCGCAAGACGTTGTAGCCGTGCTGGCGTCGGATTTCTCGCAGGTCTTCCAAAAGGCCCGCATGATCAAAGCCACGATCATGCGTACGTCGAAGGCGATGGAACACCCGCTCGAAACCGGCGCGACCATTACCGACCATCGTATCGTTTTGCCGATTAATATCGAGCTTTCGTTTGTACTGGCTTCCGAGGATTACCGCGCGGTCTATCAGCAAGTGCGCGACCTATTCAAGCGCGGCGAGTTGCTCACGGTGCAAACCCGGGTCGATTCGTTCCCGTCTATGCTGATCGAGAAAATGCCGCACGACGAGACGCCCGACATGCTCGACGGCGTGGCCTTGGCCCTCTCGCTCAAAGAGGCGCAGTTCGTGCAACCGCAATTCTCGGCCCTCAAGGTCGCACAACCGAAAGACTCCAACACGGCGCAGCGCGGCCAGCAACAACCGACCGAGGCCCCGCCCGCCCGTAAATCTTCCGTATTGGGGAGCTTTTTTAAATGATCAATGTAGGCATTGCCGCCGTGCCGAATCAAACCCTCACGGTACAAATAGGCGACCGCGTGTATGACGTTGCGTTGCGCGAGGCAAACGGCATTATGTCGGCCAGCATTACCCGCGACGGCGTATCGGTCGTCAAGAATGTGCGCGCGACCGCAGGTACGCCGCTGCTCCCCTATCGTTACCAAGAGACGGGCAATTTCCTGATCACGACCGAAGCCGAGGCAATGCCGTATTACGATCAATTCGGCGTTACGCAATTCCTCGTCTATGTGACGCCCGACGAACTCGCAGCATATCGGGCGACTTGATCATGGCCGCGACCGAACTCGACCCGCGCTTACTCCGAATCGGTATCGAAATCGGGGGGCAACTCAAGACATACGAGGGCCTCGCCATGACGGCCTCGGGCACCAAGTACGCGAACGCGAACCAAAACGAATGCGAGGTGAAAATTACCAACCTCGACGAGACGACGCGCAATTTCCTACTTACCGAGACTTCGCCTTTCAACAAAAACAAGAAACGCAAGCTCTTGACTGTGGAGGCAGGCCGCAAGAGTACTGGATATTCGCTCGTCTTCGCGGGCGACATTACGAACGCCGTCGGCGCGCAGCCGCCCGATATTACCTTGACCCTCAAGGCGGCGACCGGCGATTACGCGAAGGGGCAGATTATCGCGAGTTCGCAACCGGGCGTCACGCCGTTGCAGAATATCGCGAGCCGCGTCGCGCAAGACTTGGGCTTGTCGCTGGCCTTCGAGGCCAAGCCGAAACAAATTTCGAATTACTCTTTCACGGGTAGCGCGGTGAAACAGGTCGAGCAACTCGGCGCAATGGGCCGCGTGAATGCCTATATTGACGACCTCGCCTTGATCGTGAAAGACTTTAACGCCCCGCTCGAAAAGCGCACGCGCGAACTTAATCTCGATACGGGCATGATCGGCATACCCGAATTCACCGAACAGGGAATAAAGGTAAAAATGCTTTTTGACAATCAAACCGTGCTCGGCGGCGGGATCAACATTACGAGCAAGCTCAACCCGGCGGCGAATGGCCTTTACACGGTCTTCAAGCTGGGTTTTGAACTCGCGAGCCGGGATACACCCTTTTACTACATCGCGGAATGCACCCGCGCGGCGGGGGCTTGATCATGGCCGAACAACACGCGAACCCCTCACGCGACCCAGCCAACGACGAATCGTTGCTCGGCATGGCGCGGCAGGTACTCGACAAATTCTTGCAGCAAATCGACGATTGCTTGCCCGCCCGCGTGGTTTCCTACGACCGCACGGCAAACCGCGCAATGGTCGTGCCCTTGGTCAAGCTCTTGACAACGGATAACCGGCAAATCGGCCGCGCGCAAATCGCCGCCGTGCCGGTAATGCAATTCGGCGGTAATGGCGTCGCGCTCTCGTTCGACCTCAAGGCGGGCGATCTTGGATGGATCAAGGCCAACGACCGCGATATTTCGTTGATCCTGCAAGCCTACAAAGACAACGCACCAAACACCCTGCGCAAGCATTCATTTCAAGACGCCGTGTTTATCCCTGACGTAATGCACGGGGTCACAATCAACGCGGAA